GCAGCTTTTGCATAGACAAGACGTTGCGCGAACTTGGAGTCAGCGTAAAAACAATGCGGGATTCTTCTGCTGTGTTTCGCAGCTCTAGTAATCCAGAGAAGATCAAACAGGCGATTAAGGCTATTGAAGGGGAGATTAAGTGATGCTTAAGAACGGGGATAAGTGCCACGTAAGATTGAAAAGTGGCGAAATTGTGGAAGCTGTTTACAAAAATAGAGTGGGTGACTCGGACAGGCTTCATGAAGTATCGGTTTGCAATAAGATGAAGGTAGCGGTTTGGTGGGGAATAGATGATTTTGATGAGTGGGAATGCCGATTCGCCTGCATGACAGGAATTAATAAGGGGAAGGAAAATGAATAGAGTAGATAGCTTTCATATTGGTCAAGTGTGGGAGTCTCCTAGAGGTTATTTGTACAAGGTCATGGAAGTTAAAAACGGTCAGGCAAGCTTGCGCCTTGGCTTAGAAGGTAACGGGCGAATTGTAAGAAGGGAGTGGGATGCAGTTATTAACTGGGTTTTACGTAAAGATACGGAGGAAGTATGACACCAGAACAAATTGAGTTTCACCGTAAGCGGTTTGAGGAATACTGGCAAAAGGAGATAATGGATAAGTTGCACCCAATGTTCAACTCAAATTCTGTTAAGTTAAAGGATGAGAAAAGGTCGCAATGGGAGGGATGGATAAAATCCATCGAGGGCATAGAGATTGAGTTTCCACCTGTTGATTACGGCCTTCACATCATGGCATCGGCTGGCCAGCAAGCTTACCAAGAAAAAGTTATTGAATTCATCCAATCCCTCGGCCTAAAAATTAAGGAATAAAAATGAAAATCAGAAAGATCAATAACGAATATGTTTGCACGTACGGGCATCAGATGACTACCGGCGTTTCGATGTCGGTTGCTATCTGTAACATGATTAAACTATTGAGGGGCGGGAAATGAATATAGCAGAACTAATTTCGGAGCATGAAATACAGCTAGAGTGGTTCCCTTGTATTTTGTGGATAAGCTCTAAGAAGTACAGCATTGATCCTATTGGTGTTAAGCGTGTTGGCATTAGCAACAAGCAAGCAATGGATGATGGAATATCACAGTTAATAGAAGTTATTGACGTTATAAAATGACATATTCTATTGACACTTTAACTGTATCGTGATCTATGCGTCCAGCGTCAAAGGACGAAGAACAAACAAACCAGATGGTACATGAATATGCAAGAGCCTATTGAGAAGTGGAGAGCAGAGTTTGAGTCTGCCGTTATCGAAAACGAGTATGCAGTGCGCTACGATTTAGCTATTTCGGCCGAGTCTGGAGCATATAAAAATAAAGTTATCGCCGCTTGGTGGTTGGGGTTTTTGTTAGCCAAACGCAGTCAGCCAGTAGTTGAGCTGCCAAAGCCAGAAAAAGATGACCATACAGACGTTGCGTTTTATGTAACCAAGTTTTTCGAAGCTTTAGCAGATGCAGGAATCCAATGCCAGATTAAAGGAGATTAAAATGGATAACAAACTATTCTTCATTATTTATTTAATTATTGGCGGAATTTTTGCGGGATCTGTTGACCGCCACGCCGTAACAGAGTGCAACACTCACATCAACCTTCAAGATTCAGGATTCATGATAATTGCCTGGCCTGGATTTATTGCTGCCGCGCTGATAACTAAACAAACCGGTGAGGATATATGCAAACCATAATCCTAACCTGGGTATTCGTGTGGATTACTATTTTAACAGTGACGGCCTATTGGCCTATTAGGGGTGAGTGATGTGATTAGCAAAAAGTTTGGATTTTGGTGCTTATTCGGTGCAGGCTTAAGTGCCGCCATATGTGGATCATGGTACGCGCCATTTATATTTATGACTATGTTCTTATACGACGCAATTAAACCTGAGGATAAAAATGATCAAACTATCGAAAGTAAGTGAAAAAGCTATATTCCCTACTCGCGGAAGTGAAGGGGCGGCTGGATGGGATTTGTATGCTGCGGAATCAGCCTATCTCGAACTAGGAGAAAGAGCACTGATTGACACCGGTATAGCTTCCGAGTTTAGCGAATGTGTAGTGGGGATCATTAAGCCGAGATCTGGGATTGCCTTCAATAACGGTATAGATGTTCTTGCTGGAGTTATTGACAGTGATTTTAGATCAACTATCAAAGTCCTGCTGATTAATTTTGGTGAGAATGCGTTCTGGGTTAACGAAGGCGACCGTATAGCCCAAATCCTATTCATGCCCGTTATACACGATGTAGTAGAGCATGATGGCCGGGTTAGCGAGACTGCGCGAGGGCTTGGCGGCTTTGGCAGTAGCGGGAAGTAAACTAACAATTTCGACGTCATTCGTGGCGGCATGTGAGGTGATTATGAGCAGAGATCCAAAAAGTAGCTATTACGATGCTGGCGGCATTGAGACGCTGGATATTATTAAGGCTAAGCTGACGCCGGAGCAGTATCAAGGTTATTTGCTTGGCAATATTATCAAGTATTCTTGCCGTATGAACTTTAAAAGTTGCAGTGTTCGAGATGCTGAGAAGGTAGCGGTGTACGCAAAACTGCTGGCGTCTCTTGATGATGACAATTTATCTGCATAATTTAGCTCAATCCCCCATTAAAAACTTTCATATGGGAGATGGGTCGCTAGAGGTTTTCCCCAAAACGGGGGTAAATGTAGCCGTCCTTTTGGGCGGCTTTTATTTAGAGGTTAAAATGGTTATTTGTCACCCGCACGACGAAAAATGGATAGCAGAGCAGATCGCCCTTCTGCCTGCGCCTATGCGAGAAAAGATTCTAGGTAAGTACAGCCATTGCTACGAGTCAAAAGTTGCTGAAAACGCCGGAAAAGTGGCTTCCGAGGGCATTGCTAGGCGCGAGGCCAACACAAGACTGCGCGAATGCGTTGATCGGTTCGGTAGCGCATACCATGGTGCGGTTAGTGCGCCACCTAAAATATAAAGGCCAAAATAACCCAGTGGGTTTTTAAATTAACCGGCTGGGTTTTACAAATAACCCAAGGCTTTTTTTTCAAAACCCAAAATAACCCACCCTAGTTAAACTATTAACTACTAACTACTAACCAAAAACTATAAACCAGTAAAACCCTTCCTTACCAATGCGAAGATCTATCTAAGTAATACTAAGGGGTGGGGTTGCAATGTGTGAAATATTGGCATAAACTACCAAAACGCTAGAGAGGTGACATCATGGCAAACGTAGAACGAATGAGTGTATCGGTTCCAAAGTCAACAGTTGAATCTGTTCGTCAATTGGCCGAGAAAAACCAAAGAACATTATCTTCAATGGTCAGTGTTATTTTGGCAGATGCAGTAAAGCAAGAGGCACAAAAAAGCCGGTAAAAGGTTGGCAGACCCTACCGGCTTAAACATACATTACAAGGCGATTATACCTATGCATTACTATCGTTTCAATATCAAAGATTGGGATAGCGCAACAGCCCAGCTAACACTGGAGGAGCGAGGCGTATATTTCCGTCTAATAAATCACTATTACGACAAAGAATTACCACTCCCTGTTGACTTAAGTAAGATCATAAAGCGTCTAGGCTTAAGCAATTACGAAGAGCAAGTGCAGTCCGTTTTAGAGCAATTTTTTACTCTTGACGGCGACGTATGGCGTCACCACGTTTGCGATAAGCTAATCAGCGCCTACCAGGCAAACGGAGAAAAAAACAGAAATAACGGCGCCAAGGGCGGAAGGCCAAAAAAGAGCGCGCACGCCGCACCAAATGGGGAGTATTAGCCATGAAAATAACAAAAGAAATGGTTCTATCCGCAAGAATGATTACGGGAGGGTTTTCTGGAAAGCAGGTTAAAATTGCACAGAGAATTGTTGGCGATAGGTCTTGGAAGAAAAAGATTACAAAGACTGATGTGTCAGAGGCTCAGTGGCAAGAGTTTGTTTCGGCCTGTCCTCCGCACAAAAGAATTGTTTGCGGCGATAATATTCCTGAAACTAAGAAAACAAATAGGCCAAAGAATTGCTTTTATCTAAGCAGGGAGTGGAGAGAGCTTCGGGCTTCCGTTCTGGAGCGATTTGGGTGCAAGTGCATGATGTGCGGCAGGTCAGCGGTTACACATGGAGTTGTCGTCCATGTGGATCATATAAAGCCTAGATCCACCCACCCAAAGCTAGAGCTAGATATTGAAAATCTCCAGGTGCTTTGCGAGGACTGCAACATAGGGAAAAGTAATAAATACACCACGGACTGGAGGCCAAAAAATGATTAGCCTTTATCCTGATCAGGAAGATTTTATTTCCGAGATTCGTTCGCTTTGGAAAGATCACCTGCGCATCGTAGCTATGGCTCCAACTGGCAGCGGTAAGACGAGGGTTGCGGCTCGAATTATTGAAGGTTGCACCTCCCGCGGTATGCGTGTTTGTTTCTTGGTGCCGCGCATATCCCTAATAAAACAAACAGCAAAATCATTTGTTGATTTAGGGCTTGAAGACATAACGCTTCTATGGGGCGATTACGATACCGACTACAGCGCAAAAATAACCATAGCCAGCGCTGACACCTACATTCGACGCGAGAAGATCGACTTTGATCTGGTTATAGTCGATGAAATGCACCACAGAAGAAAGCAGCTTTTAATCTGGATGCAAGATCACCCGCAAGAGCGCTACTTGGGGCTAACAGCGACGCCATTTGCAAACTGGATAGGCGAGTACTACACCGGCTTAGCTAAGGCAAGATCAATGCGCTGGCTGATCGACAACGGTCGTCTTGCAGAGTATGAGATTTACGCTCCAGAAATTCCGGACACCAGCAAACTAAAAACCAGAGAGACGGCATACGGAAACGATTATATTGAATCTGATCTTGCCGAGATAATGGATGGAGCTCAAGTTGTTGGCAATATTGTGGGCAATTGGCTAGAGCATGGGCAGAATCGACTAACAATGGTTTTGCCGGTCAACGTGGCGCATGCTAATCATATCTGCATCGAGTTTCAGCGTGCTGGCATATCTGCCGAGGTTGTAAGCGCAAAGACCCCAACGGAAGAGCGAGAGCGGGTCTTTACGCGAGCCAGGAAAGGAATAACCCGCATTGTGCTATCGGTTAATTGTTTGACCGAAGGCTTTGACATTCCTGAAATTTCGTGTGTGATTAATGCTAGACCAACAAAATCAAAGGCTCGGTGGATTCAGGGGTGCGGCAGAGGTTTGCGAAAAAAGCCAGATGGATACCCGCACCAAGATTGCATCATCTTCGACCACTCAGGCACGGCAATTGAATTAGGGTTCCCTGACGACATAACCATTGATGAGCTATCGAAAGGAGATGACGGGATGGCTGATGGTTCATCCTCGGCACCGGAAGAAAAAACGGAGAAGAAGCCAAAGCAGTGCCCGCAATGTAAATTTTTGAAAGATGCTGGCGTTTACGTTTGCCCTAAGTGCGGATTTAAACCGATCACCGGTCAAGATGTAGAGGTTGACGAAACCCGCGGGCTGGTGAAATTGAAGTCAACCAAGAAGCAAGAAATCACCAAAGAAGAAAAAGAGGAATTTTGGCGTCAACTGTTAGGCTATCAGCGGGAGCGAGCCGCATTAGGCAAGCCCGTTAGCGATGGCTATCTTTCGCACACCTACAAAGATTGGTCGGGCGTTTGGCCCCGAGGCATGCCGAATCATCCGATGCCGTGCGGCCCAGTGGTTAGAAATTTCATAAAACACAAAAATATAAAATTTGCGAAGGGGAATAAGCGTGCGAACGGATAAGGCAGCGGAAGGTAACTGGCACATAATTTTTGAGCACTACGGGATGCCACCAATTAACCCGCGGAAGCACTACGCCGGAGAATGCCCGATCTGCAAGAGCCTGAAAAGTTTTCGAGTTGACGACAAGGGCGGTCAAGGGACTTGGATCTGCAAATGTGGAGCAGGTAACGGGTTTAAGTTGCTTGAGTTGGTAACTGGTAAGAATTTTAGAGAGCTTGCGCAAGAGATAGACAAATTACTAGGCAATAACTTTAAGACCGAGACTCGAGCGCCAACACAGCAGATGGATAAGGTATGGCAGGCCAAGTCTCGGTTTATATCTCTTGATAAGTTAAGGGGCACGCAGGCTGAGACTTACCTTCATTCCCGCGGGATCTACGAGATGCCGTGCAGAGGCGTTAGGTACTCGCCCGCGGAGTATGACAGTAACGCAGGCCGCCTGATTCCGTGCATGTACGCCATTGCATCGAATGAGTACGGCGAACCGGTATACCGTCACTTGACCTACATAGAGAACGGCGCAAAAGCAGAGATTGAAACTGTTCGGAAGATGTTCACGCTCCAAGAATATCAGGGCAGTGTGGCGGTAAAGCTTTTCGAGGCTGGAGAGATATTAGGGGTTGCTGAGGGCATAGAGTCCGCATTGAGCGCTGCCAGCATTTACAAAATTCCAACATGGTCGGCAATTAACGCAGGGATAATGCAGAGGTTCAGAGCGCCAACCGGCGTTAGGTCGCTTTACATATTCGCTGACAACGACAAAAACGGAACCGGCCTTGCCGCGGCATTCTCTTGCGGTCGGTCGAACATTTTGGCGAACAATGACGTGCAGGAAGTTTTTATTCGCTGGCCAAAGACGCTGAATGATTTCAACGATTTCTTAACCGCTGGCGATGATATTTTGGAGTGGAGGCTTAGTAGGAGTTAACGAATATTGTAAAGTTATGTAAAGAATCACCATATTTATTCCAAGTGATAGATAATTAGTAAAACGAAGAGGAAATCGTTATGAATCATGAAACTTTATTTTATTTTTTTATTTCTAGCTTGTTTTTTGTCCCTTCGTGGGTCTTGTGTTTCCGTGAAATTTACCTTGACATTGTTAGATTCAGGTATTTTAACTGCTGGGTTGAAAGGTCATTTACTGCTCTAGTATTTGCTTTCACAGCGGGTTTCATTTATTGCATATCCTATTTATCCGTAATTATTTATGGATTAATTAATTAGTAAAACAACATAGCGCATAGGGCGCAGGAGGGGAAAGTGGATATTGAAGAATTAATTGGTGATATTTTCCGGCTAGGGCAGGAGCAAGCCTCGCAGACGGAATTGATCTACTCGAAAACAATACAGCGTTCAGATCGTATTTTTTCGGAATTAGGAAACCTTAAAACAGCGATAACCACTCATGTACGGTGTGTCGAGAAAGAGTGCGAAGAGCTACGTGCAAAGCTGGCGGCGATGGAGAGTCAGGCTGAAGTTTGGTTTCGCATTGTCAACCCAGAGCACCCAGCACCCTGCCTAATTCGCTCACACAAAGGTTCTGGTACTGTCGGCCCGTTCTATGAAAAACCAGTACCCGCCGACAGGCCACGAATCACTAAGCAGGATGCGCGGGAGATGGGGCTGTCACTGTTAAGCTATGCAAAAAATGATAACCCTTGGTGGGTGGATGATTGGATTGATAGCGATGAGTTTAGAGCCCTACTCAACAAACTAAACGCAGATCGTGAGCAAGTGCCAGCAGTGGCTGTGCCTGATTACGAGAAAATTATTCGAGACTTGGCGCAAGAGTTTAAGGACGCTTGGCCAGATGATAATGGAAAATATGCGTGGCTGATCGGCTATTCTGATGAGTTCAAGACAGCCCCATCCCACAGCCAGCGGGGTGCGGATGCGCATTATAAAAATTCACAAAGGTATCTTTGGATTAAAGAAAATATACAGGAAGAGCCAACCCAAGGAAGCCTAAGCGACAGTGAATATGCAGAGCACAAAACATGCTACAAGTTGCCATTACTGATTGCATGGGCGGATTTCTGTGGACACATGTCTCTAGATGACGCAATAGACAACCAAATATCACGCGGAGACCGCTGCCCGAGCCATGAGAGCGAGCAATCACCCGCACCAGATATCGAAGGAGAGTGATTTATGAAATTAGCACAAGATTATTTAAGCGAACATTGCGGCGGTGAGTGTCGCGGTGGGTTCAACGCTCGGCTTTATGATGAGTCATGGGCCAAGGCTGTGTCAGGGGCGCCACAGGGAAATGCGTGGGCCGCTAGAAATGCAGGATGGCATATGGCTGATTCGATGATAAAACAGGGCCAAGTGTTCAGCGTGATTAAGATAAGAGGCAATGATTTTGTTTTCAAGTGCTTTGCTGATGGCGATAAGTTTTGCTGTGTTGGCGAAGGATTTGTAAATCTTCAAGAGTCAGATAATTACGCGTTTGGCGATTCTTTTGACGAAGCAATAATAAATTTCTGCGTGAAGTAGGGGCTAATCATGAATAACACACCACCGGAAGTGCTGGAGAGCTGGACAGGATTAGAAATTCTTGAGCGTGACGCATTGATTTTGGCAAATGCGAGGAGATTGATTAAGGCGCACAAAAGAACTTCAAATCAAGCTCTTTACATGGAGCTATTCGGGACAGGATTTGGAACAGCCGGTCATCGTTGCAGAAAGCTTGGTTGCGACCCCAGCTCTAATGAAAGTGACTATTCAGGCATGATTGAACACATTAGGTCGCAAGGCTACGCAGCCAACTAACCCCTATACGGGGAATGAGGAAGGTATGACAACAGAAAAATCAGCTAAAGCCTTCGTGTTGCGCCAGGCAGCATCCTGGATTGAGGATCAAACCGGAGAAGCAAGTTCTGTCATTCTTATTGATGAAACTGGTGAGTATTGTAAGGAAAAAGTTAAGGCGGCTTTGGCTCTCTCGAAACAGTTATACATAAAGGCCGATAAAATAGATGCTTCGGTTAAACAACAGCCCACACGGCAGGAGAAATAGATCTAGTGACTGAATGGACAATACACGGCGCTATATCTGTTCAGCGAGCAATGAAAAAGGCGGATTATTTATATGGCTAGAGCAAGCAAGATATTAGACTCTCAGATACAAGTTGAGCCATTTGTGGCAACGCTGGGCGGGTGGTGTGAGAGGGCGCTAGCGGGTGGTGAGGCTGTAATGATAACAGCAGTAACCGATAGCGAACCTGAATTCGACACGCCCAAGTCAGACGTCCAGCGCGAGAAGTTTCACGCAATTATCGGTGACATTAATAAAACCGCCGTCATATCGATACCTGGCCGAAAGATA